AAATCTCTGTTCTTTAGTTAAGGTGCAATACTTACAATTAAATTCACAGTAATATGAAACTATGTAATTAACATACATTATTTTTTTCATATTACTCTTTTAATCCTCGAATTCATTTCCATCAAAGTATTTTTCCACTTTTAACATCGCTTCTTCTAAAGTCACAGCAATAACCTTAACGTATGCTATGCCGGCACTAATAGACATATCAAAAGGAACAGGTCCATTAAAGTTAAAGGTTTCGGGTACAGTATATTGAACCTCAAATTCCCTCAGGTTCTTTATACGGCTCATTATGTTATCAAATTCTCTATTCATGATATTTAATGATGTTCTCCATCAATAATATTATTATACATGATTTCTTTAACCGTGTCAACTCTTTCTTTAGAGTTTTTGGCACCCAATATAACAATAACATGTTTACGATTATTTTGTTCTACCATAATTGCAACACAATAACCGGCTGGGTTGGTAAATCCAGTTTTACTCACAACTACATTATCAAACTCAAAAAGAACCCTTCTGTTTGTATTATACAGAACGATTTTTCTTACCTTCTTCTTAAACTTAGTTTCTATAAGAGTTTGTTTTCTTATACTTATATTTTTTATTGTTGGATAATTTGATGCCGCAATCACCATATTCACAACTTCATTTGCAGTTGAAATATTACCCATATTAAGTCCTGTTGGATCTTTAAAATAAGTAGAATTCATACCCAAATCACAAGTTTTTTTGTTCATGGCTTTTAAGAAAGCATCTCGACCACCAGGATAATCAGACGCTAAAGTTTCAGCGGCTGCGTTATCACTACGAATCAACATAGCTTCAAACAATTCACCTCTAGTGTATGACTTTGGTGGCAAACTAGACTTTACTTTTCGTACTAGATTTAATTGTTTATTCATATCAGTACTGTAATCCAAAGCTACCATGGCGGTCATGAGTTTTGTAACACTAGCTATAGAACGAGTATCGCTAATATTTTGATTGAACATGACTTTATTTTCAGAAACATCAAAGTGAATTATTGATGGTTCCGAACGCTTTGCATAAGAAAAAGTACAAATAGTCAATGCAATTGTTGTTATTATTATTCTAAGCATTTAATATTTTCCTTAAAATTATTTTGTTTTTTGTTTGGTCTTTGTTCAAAAAATCATTATATTTTAAGACTTTCATTCTATACGATGGCCATATAATAGTATCTTCTATTTTTTGTTTCCACATTGGAAAAAAATTTAAAATAGAATTCAGAACACAAAGAGTTTCTATTTCAATCTCTTTTCTCATACATGATGTAAGTAACTTGGGATGAGAACCCTGATCGGGCACCAATAACTCATTTGGATTTTGAACATTAGAAAATAGTTTGATACAATCATTCTCGAAAACATATGAGAACGACTGTATCACCTTTTTCCTTTTCATGTGATGCACATCAGCATCATCATTCAATAAATCTCCGATCCAGAGTTTTTCATTGTTCACTAAATTTGATACAATGAAAGACACCAGATCATCTTTTAGATTAAACTTCTTTGAAAGTTTAGTGAAATGCCATTTATCTTTTCTGTTTTCAAAAGAACTCAAACTAACATTTGTTTTCCCATTATATTTAAAGTAATCATATGATTCCTGAGTAAAATGTAGTTTGAGTGCGTTGTATATTCCAAAAGCCTCATAACCAGTTATCATATTGGCAGTCGATTACCTTTCACCTTCAATAAATTATTATTCATAGCTTCACTCTCAATCTTAGCCTTAAGGTTTTGATTGATGAGTGAAGCCGCAACCTCTATTTCAAGACCAGTTTGCTTACAGTGCTCAACTATGGCTTCAATGTAGTTGTAATCAGTGTTTGCAACTAATGATTCAATAGTTTTCGCAAATTTAAGCATTTCGTCTTTTGTCGGCATAAATTTCATACCTTACAAAGATTTTGCAAGTGGGCATTCTGGTTGATAACAATCATGTCTAGCCATAATATCTATTGCGAAACCACAAATATTACATTTATCAGATTGTGACATCAATTTCTTAGCATCTTCATTCCACGATGATAGAGAATCAACTATAAAATTTATACTACTTGGACTATTCGTGTGTTCGTTTGACAATTCTATATCAGTACCAACTATATCAATTTCACCATCAATATGAAAGGTACTTCCTTTCAAAAAATAACCGAAATTTTCTAGAATTTCATCTAACGACTCTGCATAGAACTCTGTAGAATTTTTCCAATTGGAGTATTCATCTTCGCATGTAAATGTATATTTCATTTTACGACCGTTTCATAAAGAGTTTCAAATTGTTCATGTACTGCAACTTCCTCATCATAATTTTGTTTATGATATACTTTCACCATCTTGGCGACAAGTTTTTTAGGTAGTTGAAGATCCTTTGCAATATTAGTTGTTGCTTCTTTAATATAATCCTTTTCGCCTTCCATACGTGTCAATGAATTTGAACATTCTTTCAACACAACCAGAAGTTTCTCGCGGTCAGCAGGATTACTAAGTACATTTACTGATAATTGTTGCACAGCCATAATAAAAATCTCCTATTTTATTTGTAACGTGTTCCAGATGCAGCATGAGTAACGCAGATAATATCATCACCTCTCGCATATGAGCAACGAACTGAAAGTGGATCAATTCCTTTCGAAATTGCATTTTCGATGTTCGATGCCATCAATTTGCGTTCGTTCAATCCGTAAATGCAGACAGCAACAATAGCAGAAATAAGCACTACTGTTATAGAAAAAATTACTGCATAACTTTTGTTGTTTGATTCACTACTCATTAAGTTCTCCATAGTTTAAGCATTCCATTTAGTTTTGTTGTAAAAAATATGTCTACCAATATAAGCTGTTCTTCTCATATTCGGCCATCCAGGTGAAACATAATCTGCATGGTAGAAAAGAGCGCCTTTAGTTGGGTCATTCATCTTATCATGGTTCAAATAAAAGTTTAAAGACAAGTCAACAATGTTATTGTACAACGAATTGTTGCGTGTTGTCAAGCCATTATTCTTCAATATCGCCAGAGGTTTATCTTCACAATACCAAGAAAATTGGCAAACAACATATCTCTCAAAATATGTTTTCTGTTTAACTACATCGCAATATGTATTGGGAAAACGTCCACTTTTCATCCTATTCAAAGTGACAAAAGCTACTGCAATTTGACCTTCAGTGGGTTCGTGTGCAGATTCAAAGTAAATGTTTTGCGCTAAACATTCTACTTGTTTTCTTGCATCCATACTTAAATCACTAAATTTTACATTTAGTTTTGTAGGTATCGGTATTTGCGAAAAAGCAAATGCAAAGAAACCTAAGAATATAGCAAATAATATACTTGATAATACGGTTAATAAACGCATATTTTCTCCTTGTTAGTTAGAGATGTGCCGAAGCACATCTGGTCCCGTCAGGCAGACTTTTTGCTCTGTGTCTTTTCTGCTGTGATGTTAGAAACGAACCCATTCAAAGACTGAGCTTTGTTTATGATATCGTTTTCTGTGGGATAAGTTGGAAAGGCTGGATGTTCAGGTATTGCCTGTCCGTTTAATTTAGCGGACTCTACCTTTACTTGCCATTCATTGGTTAGGCGATCTTTGCTAGAGTGATATTCTTCTAACAAAAGGTCTTTCGCCATTTTAAGAAGTTCAAGACGAATCTCGAACGGTGTAAGATTACTCATAATTACTCCTGTGTGTAGTGTGTATATCGGCGAACCGATATATCTATTTAGTGTTTTTGTTACTTAAAGTGGTGGTTTTTCGGAACAAATCCGGGTGATGCCACCAAACCCACTATTTCAATTAACGATTTGCGATATACATCGTGATTTCGAAACCAAAACGCATATCTTGTGCAGTAGGCTTAGTCCACATAATTTTCTCCTTTAAAGATTGACAGAAATGACTGTCAATGTATCTATCAAAACAATCAAAAAAAAGTACTACTGATAATCATTAAATAAATCTAATGAATTGGTGCAAGGTGATTGGGTAATAAGGACACCTTGCGAAACCCATAGTAAATGCATACTTGAAAGTTTGCTTTTACTATATACATTATATATCTTGGAGGATAATAATGCAATACTTTTTATACATCTGGTACGATAAGTGCCGAAAAATGTTCTACGTTGGTATGCATGAGGGTATTATAACTGATGGTTATATATCTTCATCACGTTGGTTTAACGGAGAACAACAATATCGACCTAATGATTTCAAACGTAAAATACTCAAAACATTTAATGATAGGAAATCTGCCAGAAAAGAAGAGGCTAGATTTCTTCGTATGATTAAAGAATCTGAGTTTGGTAGAAAATACTACAATCTGAAAAATGGTAGACCGGCCGGAACACCACCTTGGAATAAAGGTAAAACAAACATTTATTCACCAGAAACATTACAGAAAATGTCAAATGCTAAAGTTGGTAAACCATCAAACAACCAATATACTAAAAAGACAGTTTAATTCTGTTACGAGGATAAACTGTCAAAAACCCTAGCGCCTTAATTAGGCAGCAATGCGGTAACTTTCGTCATTTGCATTTACTTTTTTTGCTTGATTTACGGTCATCGCCTACCGTGTTGTCCATATCCTTACTCATTGCCCTGTCGAAACCATGTCTAGCCCATCAGAAGCATATTAGTCCACGTTTCATGTATTGAATAGTGACCTCGTTTTCTACTCTCAACTAACGATCTAATATGCTTTTGGTGGACCAGGCGGGAGTCGAACCCGCGTCCAGAACACCTTTCATTCTACTTCATACAACAATACTCACATTATTACATAATATAGATTATTTGTCAAGCTTTATCTACTATAAGGTTTTAATTGTTGCCCTATAGTAACTACACACAAAATATTTTCTGTATGTTTTTCTACCAAAGTCCAAGTTCCAGTATTTGGATTTACAAATAGAATTGTTGGATAAGAATTAATCGATTCTTCTGTACCATCATTTATTTTTCTATGAGATACCATATGTACCATGGGTTTTTCACCATACTCATCCAAAGAAGAATAAATTACTTTATCTTCTGTACAAATCATCTTAGTTTGAACTAAAGTAAAATCTGATTCGGATTCATCCGTACCATTACCAATTGCCATTACTGGAAATAGCAGTAACGGTAGAAGAAATTTTTTCATTTGTCCAATACCTTTCGATATAAGATTGGAGTTCTTCCAGGTATTTAGACTTTTCTCTGATGAAAATCTGAGGTGTTCCTTCTTCATTTGCAATCGCCACTACTATCTGTTCTACAGGTATACCAGTTCTTTCTTCGAACATCACCGCATAAGCCGTACACTGAACAAAATAATTCTGAATCCATTCTTCTTTTTTCTCTTTTCTAGAATTTTTATAGTCAATTATTGATGCTTTGCCATTCCACATGGCAACACAATCCGTTCTACCTGCCAGTTTCAACACATCACTGTAAAGTGGTAATTCTAGACCAAAAACATCTCCAACATTTTGGTCTATATGCGGTCTTAATTGCATGAAGAAGTCCTTTATGTCAGGCATCATCATGCGAATTTTAAAATCTGTTAATTCATTGAGCAAATACTTCTCACACATTTCGTGTAATTTTGTACCTCTATCAGAAGATTTTTTAGTTATTCTATTGGCTTCTTTTTCGCCGACTCTTTGACGCCATTCGTCCAAATGTTTTTTATCGGTAGAATGGGATAGAATAGTGGTAATTGAAGGGTAGAGATTTCCTCCCGGTGTCTTATACACTCTACCCTTCTCTGTAGTTGTGGATTCTAATTCATAATCTAATCCATCTATTTTCACATGATTAAAATTCATTAAACTTTATGTTAATACAAACTTTCCTATGTTAGTGTTGTTTATCAATTGCGTTTCCTGTTTATCAGAAAACCATCTTTCAAGATCATCAAGTAATTCCCTTCTCCCTAAGTTACCTCTAATATGTTGCCTTAAAATAGGTATTTTAGTGCGAGTGTCCTTTCTTTTTGCCATAGTCTCTCCTTTACAAAAGAAAGTTAGCATAATATAGAACCTTCTCAAATTATTTGTTTTTCCATTTTTCTACAATCTGATCCGTCTTAACTTGTTTAATTGATCTTCTACCATGTTGTCTACCCACTTTACTATTCGGATGAGCTTCTGCGACTTTGGATAAAACTTCTTTCCATGTATCATCAGTTTTAGAATGAATATCACCGACCATACTGGAAATACCAAATGTGGTCAGCACTTGTCTAATGTGGGAATTTTTTTCTAGGAGTTCTTCTTTGGATGATATACTTAAGAAATCATCAAATTCTTCTCCAGTTTCAGTATTCAAGAATCTATATGTTGGCATTATTATCTACTGCATCGATGTACCAAATGGGAGGTTGTCTTTTAGTCCATTTAGCGAAGTGATTTTTCTTTTCCAAATAATATTTATGATACGATGCTAAAGAATTACCGGCAATCTTACATTCATCGGGCATCGCTGGTGTTGGATCGGTAAAAAAACCAACTTTAATATTTTTTGGAATCGCACTTAATACTGTATATAGTCTGGCGCAGGCATGTATTTTTCCATAACGATATGTATATTCATCAAGTAAATGTTTCCACATATTGTACAACCAAATATAATTTAAATCTGAAGCGCGAGCCCAAACAGCAGATGGATGATTGATATGTGAAGCTTTCATCAACACCGCTTCACGATCATCATTCAATCGCCATCGTTTAATCTTACGGTTATTCGCAGTCAAATCATAATATTCTTGTCCGTCTAAAACACGATGCGCCGTTGACATAAGTTGTGCATACTCAATAATCATTTTCACCACATGTTTATCGAGGTGCATTTCTGCACATTCTTTAGGGTTTTTGCTGAGATAAAAGATATTCATTTTGTTTTTTTAATTCATAATATTCACGGGTAAACGATTCAAACAATTCGAAACATTTTTCACCTCGCATTTGAATTATATGTTTTAAACCCACCAGTGTATTAGCAATATCATCACTTGAAGGATCTTTTTCCATTACATTTTCATAGAGCAATTGAATATCTTCATCCATTCCCCACAAACGAATGATAGCTTGTTCTAAATCAAATTGTGTCATTACCAACTCCCATCACTAAGATAAACGCTTATATGTAAAAATAGAAAAGAAACAACGAAAGTATAATCATCCCAAGGATCTACTTGTTTAAAGAATCTTGGAATATAATACCAATGAAATGGGTTTATAGGGATGCTAATAGTAGCACCACTGTGCGTAAGATATTTTAAAAGTTTTAACATGTGATTATTTCTTTTTAGTACTCGAAGCTTCGGCTAAATCGTCACTAATACTTTCCATTAAAGTTATACCATAACCAATTGTGCCACACGAACTTAACATTATAGTACACATCACAATAATTGTCAAACGTAACATAGTTTTCTTTGAGAGTGGTGGGGGCACGGCGAGTATCTCCCGATAGTCTGTTGTTGTTTAAAAGTAGGCAGGCCTGCCACTTCCCCATAACTTAATTAGTCAACGATACTGTCACGAATTTCATTAACGATATCATTCACTTCAGAATCAAAACCATCATTCATAATTTCCTCAACAACAGGAACATCAAACTGAGTTTGAACTGGCGTAGAGTTCAATTCTTTGAGTTTGGTAACAGGTTTAACTGTTTTAGTTTTAGGTGTTTTTGTTTTCACCACTTTTGGTTTTGCTACTGGTTTAGCCGCAGCTTTAGCACCACCACGGGTGATTTTTTGCGTTTGACCAGGTACGAAATTTGCAGCAGTTACGCCAGCAGTTTTCATGTATTGTTTCACTTCGCTTACATTGGTGATTTGGTAAGCAGTCACTTTACGGCCATCTTTGATAGCCTTAACTACACCATTAGCAAAGGTTTTGATATGCCAAATGTATGTCGAAAGACGATACATATGAATTTCATCACCTAGAGTCGATTCAATTTCTTCAATCGTTACAGGCTTACCACTCACCATAACGGTAAGAAGTTTTTCGAAAGGTTTAAGTTTAACAGATTTTACAGTTTTAGTTTTTGCCATAATAAATTACTCCATCATTATCAAAAGAGATTATAGTATACCATAAGTCGCATAGAAAGGCAAGCGTTTTATGGTTGTTTGCCGATTACGAAACATAATCCTCGGAACAGAATTCGGCAAAGTCTGTCCAAGATCCATTAAAAAGTACATTGTTTTCTTTACTGTATCCAGAATAAACAATAACTTTATCCTCAAAAACATGGTATTCATATTCTTGCCAAGAATCTTGATTTAAGTCGGTGGGGTACAAATAAAATCCACCTGCAGCTTCTTTAAAGGCTGCTACCATTTGTGCCGCCAAACAACCCATACCATTGAAAAGTTTTTCTTTTGCACCTAAAGGAATTCCATTTACGAGTTTACCGTCAAAAAGGAATTCAGCAAGTTCTTGTCCGTGACCTGAAGGGTAACCATCGAATTGGCGATACATACAAACCACAGGTTTACCATAATCATACACATATGTGAGTGAACGAGTACCCATTAGTTATAACCCTTTTCATAATTTTGAACATCAAGCATATCAGCTTCGAGAACCGCATCTTGATAGGTGTTTGCATCAAGCTGAATCAATTCACCATCAGAAAAACAAGCAACATAACATTCAGAAGCGGAATCGTATTCCACACCAAGTAGAAAATTCATTTTAGTATTCCTCTCCATAATATCCATAATCTTCATCAGTGCCAAATCCAGCAGATGCCATGGCAGAATCAAAATCGCCGTCCATGGAATCATCAAACTGTTTCATCATTTCTTCATAAATGAGTTCAACATCACCAACGGGAA